TATATAACCGCGTATAATCCACCGTCAGGTTCATCATACATGGGAATAGGAGGAAATGGTGCAAATCCACCGAATCAAGGTGTTATTACAATTACAAATGGTGGTAACGTCGGTATCAATCGAACGACACCACAGACTCTTCTGCATGTGACGGCAACCGCATCAAACTCGGCAATACTGATCGATAACTCAGCCGTGTCAATGTCTGTGAGGCCTATTGCGACCAACCCGGGTTCGGCGAATTGTCATATATGGGCAGATGGAAACGCAGTTGGAACAGCAGACGCGGGTTTTTTGCGTATAGCGGCTGGAGGCGGTGCGAGCACCGGCCAGAAGTCCTATATAGATGTATCAGGATATAGCCCAGTGACCGACCTCAACCAAAATATAGTATTCGGAACTCTCGGCACGGAACGTATGCGAGTCGATAACAATGGTCGATTGGGTATCGGGACGGCTAGTCCTGGAAACACGTTCCAGGTCGGCGCCGCCGTAGACGGTATTTACGCCAACAATCCCCTTTCACAGAGTAATGTAATAATATTCGGTAACTCGCCTTTCAAGCCGAGTTATACAGGGACAGGTGGAGGCGGCACGCTCTTCATCAATTCGACCAATGCCAACGCGTCAAACGTCGGGGCATCTATAGCACTTGGTGGCCGGGGCTACGACTTTGGCGGTGGACAACAGCACATGACTCTCGCACGTATACAGGGAGTATATACTGTAGGATCGGCATATAATGGAGAGTTCGTCATAGAAACTCAGAATTCAGGAGCCCTTTATGAACGTATGCGAATTAATAACGTCGGCAACGTCGGTATCGGGACGGTGAATCCACAGACGACCCTTCAGGTTTCAGGACCGGCGACTACATCTACAAACGCCGGTACTCCATATGCAAACTCTTTCGTATCCGTCACCAACGATATCGCGTACGGAACTACTGCACAAGTGGGGCTGGAAATTGGGTCGAGAAATCGGAACTCCGGTGACCAAGACCGAGTTTATAAATATGTGTTTAACGCCATAAACAATTCCACAATAGGATCGGGTGTCGATTTGCAAATTCTGGCTATACCCACGGCTACTTCAAGTTACGCGAGCGACGGAACTGCCAGAAATCGCATGGTCATCAGATACGACGGGAACGTCGGAATCGGGACGACGAACCCGGGAACGACACTCGAAGTAAACGGCCCTGCAACTTTTGCAAACCCGTGGTGGATTATCACGGGGTCCGGTGGAAACGCGACATACACAGCCGGTCAAGTCTGGGGTTCATCTGCTGTAAACGGAACATTCTATGGAAGCATCGTGAATACAGGTGGAGGGGCATCGACCGGCCAATGGAATGGCTCAAACGGTACTTTTACATTTCCTCTAAAAGGGGTTTATGCTATAACCGTTACGATGTTCATCAATGCAACAACCGCTGGGCGATGGAGTGTCATGAATTTTTCATCAAGTGTTTCCGGATCATCAAATCAATATATGGATTTCGATCCGTCAGCTTACACCGGTAACAATCAAAGAAGTTTTACGATCCAAAGATACTTTAACGCAAACGATACATTTTATTGTAATACGGAAGGGGGTTCAATTACACTGTACTGGGCTGCTATTCATACGCAATATTTCATAAATAAAATTGGTTGAATCCAGTAATGAAGTGGTTTGCGTATGTCTCTGACAAAATCGAAAATATCTATCCAGGGGATGGACCGACCGGCGATCTTCCTCGAAATATCGAAGGTTTTGAAAAGTGTCAGAATATCGAAATTCCAGACACTCTGAATCGTCTGTACGTCATGTGGGACGGAACCCAGATCGTCGAAGATTCCACCAAGAAACAAAAGTATACTGACGATGCATGGATGTATTTCAGAATAGAACGAAACATTAGACTTCAGAATTGCGACTGGACACGTCTTGACGATGTTCAATGCGATAAAGAAGCGTGGACAGTGTACCGCCAGGCACTCCGAGATTTACCAGATACGGTGACAGACCCGACGAACGTGACATGGCCGGTACCACCGGCCTGAGACTATATGGTCACGGTTTTTGTAACCGCGAGCGTATAGTAGAAAAGTGAAACTGTTTAACGATTCACCTTTGAGTCAAAACAAGAAGGTTGAATGGGCGACGTACCGCCAGTCACTTCGGGATTTCCCGAATACGGTTACAGATCCATCGAATGTGACGTGGCCACTGGTACCAGGTGCTGCTTGATCAAGGTACGCATACTCCAGTTGATCCGAACGTCGCTCGTCACCGCTTTTGTGTACTCTCGAAGTGTATCCACATTCCCGTTCCAAATGTCCAAAATGTTCAGAGCTTCATCAGCCGTATCAAACAACGCAATACCTTTCACGTACTGAGCGTTCCCGACCCGACGCGTCAGTACTGGAATTCCACACGACGCCGCCTCGAAAATACCCAACGGACCCCCTTCCAGTTGAGAACAACAGATGAGTGCATCGATGCCGTCATACAGTTCGCTTTTTCCGTCACGGCCAAAAATGTACACGGGTTCGAATCCCCCGCGGCGACAAATGTCTGTAAACATATCAAACCCCTTGATTCGGTTGTACTCTTCTATCGAGCCTTCATTCCCTATGATTCCCAAACGCCGAACAGGACCAGTCACCTTGTGCGTCCACGGGAAAACGTCCGTATCCGCTCCGAACGGCGTGTACGTCGCGTCGACGCCGTACTTTTTCATCTCCAGACATGTCTCACGCGAAACACCACCGTACCTCGACAGAGCGCTGTGACCCGCGAGTGTCTCTTTGAAAAGCGTCATACCCTCAAACCGTGGACAATGTGCGATGACGACGAACCGCCTAAGCATGTCTTCGCTCGGTTCGAAACCATACAGACTCTTGAGCGAGTGCAGACTCGTGTTTGAAATGATCGAATCGTACTCTTTCCACTTCCCATTGATCCATAGGGCCCCATTGTCCTCACCATTCGTCCAGTCATACACATCCACATTCGGAATGTACTTTTTGATGGCGTTTGCGATTCGACCAAATGCCCATTTCGTCTCGGACCACACAGCAACTTAACGATTCGTTTTGGTCTGAATGGGTTTCATCTTGCCTTCAAAGAACGCCTCGTACAATTCGGCAACCCGGTCGTTTGAAAAGTTGTTGACGGCCCATGTGCGACACGCGACGGGGTCAATTTCGTGGATCCTACGTCCCGCCTCCACCATCTGGTCGAGCGTCCGACACCGAAATCCAGTGACGCCGTGGACGTTACACTCTGTGAACGCACCCCAATCTGCTGTAATGACAGGTGTACCGGACATCATCGCCTCGACGTGCACACCGCAAAATGGTTCTGCAAACATGGACATGCAGACGACCGCCTTGGCATTCGCCATGAGCCCCTTGCGTTTTTCAGTGTCGACGTGTCCAATGACCTCGACGTGCGCCGGCGGCGGAAACACACCAGCCTCCTTGAGACCCTCTTCTGCATTCTGACCCGCGACGATGAGTCGAAGTCCGAGACGTTCAGTCATCCGGATCGCATGGTCAACTCCCTTTGCAACACCGATTCGTCCGACAAACAAAAAATAATCGCCACGATCCTTTGTGGGAACTACATCATCGACGAAATCACCGAGTGTGAAATAATTGGGAATGACCGTCTCTTTCGACCAGAGATCCAAACCGACGCAATGTGCGACCCGGTCGGTTTTTACAAACGCATGGTACATTGCATACGACTCGAAGATTTTGTAATCGGCAAAGTGTCCATGTGGGTATCCGATGCCTGGTTCGACAACCTTCATACCTTCACCTGCACCGTTACAAATGGACTGGTGTCCAGCGCCCCAGAATGCAAGCAAAAAGTCTCCAGGTTGTTTCCGAGCATTGACTTCACGGATCGCATTGGTGTTGAAAGTCATGTACGCCTCATCGTTGATGTCAAACTTGAACAACTTTGATTTGAAATCATGGTCACCGTACGTACGATTGTAATCCTCTCGGCTCAGAACGGTGACATGTTCAGTACATTCGACATCAGAATCCTCGTGTCCGTAGTGAATGACTGTGTGACCTCGGAGTGTCATCATCGAACAAAACTTGAGCACCTTTTGAGTAAATGCACACGCGACATAGTCTTTTGACGTCACTGTGTGTTGCACGCCAAGGGCGTGAAATCTCATAATTATAACTCTTTTAATTTCCTTAATACTAATAGATGAGCTTTACCAATTTTGGTCCAAGTCTCGGAACTGTGTTTTCGGTCAGTGGTCCAAGTGGTGCAACTGGACCAACAGGCGCAACCGGTTTGACGGGCGCAACGGGGCCACCGGGAGGTCCCGTAGGTGCGACGGGACCACCGGGATATGTCGGTTCTGACGGTGCGACGGGACCAACAGGCGCAACCGGTTTGACGGGCGCAACGGGGCCACCGGGAGGTCCCG